GTCGTAGTAGAAGACAGATGCCCTAACAATCTTTGTGCAACTTTAATATCTCGACCTTGTTCGACGACTAAACTAGTCGCTCTAGTTTCACGTATCTGGTGAGGGTGTACCCTACGACCAACTATAGGTTCAAAGATATTTGAGCACCAAAGATTAAAGGTTTCGCTTGCTATTTGGTTGACTTTATCTCCATGTTTAGAAATAAAAACATAATCGCAATCATCATCACCACGAATTTCTAACCATTTTTTAACGGCATCCATAGCAATCTGATCAAATTGAAGTTTTCTTATCTTGCCTACAACTCCACGACCCTTACAACGAATATCGCCGGTTAGATAACTTGTAGATTGTACAATTTTTTTATTACCATTTTTATCTTTTACTTCTACGTCTTTTATGCTAACTTCAGCATTTACACAAGTTTTTAATAATTGCTTTGCCTCATTTCGTCTACATCCAGTAGAAAAACTAAATTGCAAATATGCTAATTGTTGCCATAATTCCTGTTTTTCTAATTCATCACATAAATGTTGATATTCATCTAACGTCAAAGGTTGTTTCTCATTGACAAAAGAGGGAGGAGGAGCTGGAATTTTCTTATTTATGTAATTGCGGAACATCTTATATTCGTCTTGATAGTAAAGTTCTACATAACCATTCAGAGATGAAATCACGCTTCTTTTTAGTTTAATAGCGGATGAAGACAACCCTCTTTTACTAAGCCAGTTTTGATATGCAAGATAATCCCTGCTTTTAATTTCATAAAAAACCTTATCGATACAATTCTCATGTATCCACCAAAAATAAATTTTCAAGCATGATTCATATTGCTTAAGGGTATAAGGCGACAATTGCATAGATTGGTCTAAAAATTCTGTTACAATTTTACGATTTTCATCATTTATTTGCAACCATTGTTCGTCGCTAATTTCTATAGATTTATCTGGCATGATTCTCCTTTATGTCATATCCATATAATCTTCTGGAAAATTCAATTTTTTTAAAGTTCCGTAAAGTTTCCAAGATTCTTTGTCGTATGCTTTTGCTGCATCTGATTCTAAATCAAAACACCCTAAATGAATAGTTTTTCTGTTGATGCAAATTCTAGATCTCCAATTTTTATTAATATTATTAAAATGAACTCCCACGTATTTGCTACTAGTATTTTGATTTCGCTTTACTCCACTCATACAAAATGCCTGAAGCTCTTTACGCTCTTCTGTTTGACATCTTTTTTGCGATTCCGACATTTTTTCTCTGGTTTCTTTTGTCCGCTTTTTACCGATATGCGATAAAGACATGTTTAAGGATATTCTTTTATTATCTTCCTTTGTTCTTTTTGCCACAGTTGACCGCCATTTTTCTTTTTGTTCATCAGACATAGGCACACCTTTATTGGCAGGAGAAATACCTCTTTGAGCCATAGATATTTTTTTCTTTGTTTCTTCGGAAAGAGTTTTCCCAATTTGAGCATCTCTCATACGCTGGCGTGTAATATCTGTAACCACCCTATTTCTTTTCTCTATAACCCTTCTTTGTATTTCCTTAATAGTAAATTCTATACCTACAACGCCCAATCCTCCGTCTGTCATATTATATCCAAAGAGACGATTTTTAGATTGATATAAAGAAATAAAATATTTTTCTCGATTATCTAAAATTTCCGATTCACATACCTCAAGAATATAAAATTGAAAATTTTCTTCTCCGTATTGATTCCATGCATTTTGGAGATGGACATTAGAATGTCGATTGTTTCTAAGAGAGCATCTGTGATTCACCCATCTTTCGGCAACAATTTCTCCTTGTCCTATGTATTTTTTGTTATTAATAATATTTTCAATACAATATATACCACATATCTTTTCTTTAGGCATCTCAATACCTTATCCTTATCTCTGTTCTCGGATTATCTTTGGAATAATTACCTTTTATGGTTAAGGATTCCACATGATTAAAATCATCATCAACTAGCAATCCTGATACAGTGAACGAATCAAACAAGTTTTTCGGTGTGTAATTATCGCTATCGTGTCGCCTCTTGCTATCAAAAAAATACTCAATTATAATATTACATTTATCTATTTTTTTATTTTCTAACCCGTAATATTTTACCAGCCACGAGCCAAATTCTTTCCACGCCTGTTTCTGTGCATTCATCTTAAATCTAGGCATAATCATCCATGTATTTAAACTGGGTGGAATTGGATTAGTTATATTTCGCTTATTCCGCCTAGGATATTCGGCAAAATATTCCTTATAATATTTCTCAATGACATCATAATTTATTACAATTTTTATTTCTTCCATAATCATCTCCATATATAAAAATAGGCAGGAGGCACTTAAGCCTCCTGCCTTCTAACTATAACCACCTATTTATTTCTCGACGGGTTCAACCACCTGCTGTTTAGTCGGAACATTAAGTTGTTTGATGGTAGCTGCTTTAGAAATAGCACCATCGGCACCAAACAATTTATTCCAAACCTGGCTGGACATCCATATACCCATGCCTATCACAACCGTGGGGAACCACTGTTCGATAAAATCAACCATACCAACGGGAAGATATAGGGTAAGAGCGCGACTTAATATCGGCAAGAAGATACTAACTCCGCCGACAATCCAAAATTTAGCCTTATTGGGTAAATTCACGAACCACGCCCAACGCACTAAAATTACCGATAAAAGCACACCAATAAAAACGGGACTACCTATAAGTGATAGAAAATCCTTGAAAGTTTCGGGTAAAACCATTTGTTTTCTCCTTTAAAAAGTTTTTGTAAATTGAATTCCATGCTTACTGAATAAGTTTTCTAAGACGGTATCCAATGACCCGTCATTAACTAGTTGCTCAATTGGCGACCAGAAGTCCCTTGACCTGGCGGCGTTACCACCAATATCGTACCCTGCTCCTGATTCTATTAATTGCGCTAATTCCTCGCGCCTATCATCGCCCACGGAGTTGCCGTGCTGATGTTTTTCAGGGACATACTTCATCGCGGTTGCTTCCTCTAGATTCAACGCTCCGAGGGGGTCAATCTCGACCATTGATTCAATACACTTCCCCGCAAATTTGGCTACTTCTTTACCCCATGCTCCTATAAAACCGCCATCGTATCTCAAACGTTCGTACTCTCCTTCGGGATAACTGTAAACATTGGCTTCCACCGACATGCGTACCTGGTTGAGTAGCCAATCAGTGAGTTCGTCGACAACCTTGGTCATCTCGGCAGAAATAGCCGCCATCAGTTGTATGTCATTGGTAATAGGAACACCCGCCATCGACCACCTCCGCCTGCTATATTTCTACCTTAATATTTTTATTTCTTTTATCCGTGATGTCTTCGATAAAGTCGCAATCCACGCACATCATAAATGTATGGGAATAACTAACTCCTTCTTCATCATCAACGACGTCAACTACTTTTAACCTACCACCACATTCGGGGCAACTATATTCCAGGTACTTACGAAATTTTTCTCTATATGGCATATAATGAAATCCATCTTTTATGTGGTGGTTTTCTTGGGTTTCGTCTTTTTTTCCGGCAGGTCTTCAGGGGTTTCGATATTGGGATAGAATTTACCCACATCTGCTTTAACGGCTTCGAATTTTCCCAACAACTTTTGAATGCCATCCTCACTAAAATCCATGTCTTTTACCTTGGATATGGCATCAGCGGCTACGTCTATCAACTTCTTAAATGCAGACGCCATCGACTGTTGTTCCCGTAGTTCGGCTTCAATCTTTTTGACGTCGGCGTAAAGGTCGTCGAGATCCACGACACGCAAAGATATTTCGTGCCAAAGACCACTGGAAACCACTTGGTCTATCACAACATCTTTTATGTCAACGTTGGTAAGAACATCCAAAACGGCAACAACCAAGGTATAGTACCTAGTAAGATATTGAGTAACGACATCTGCATCTACGGCGCTAAAATATGCGGCTAAAATTGTATTTTTATCCGACATATTGATGAAATTCTTTACGACGACTGTTTTACCACTGAAAGAAAATTCAGATAGAAGTGATTCTTTATTCGATAAATCAAAATTTATTTTTTCCATTTGTTTCATCCTAAATTTATTCTTCCTCGTTATCGGTTTTAAAGCAAGGCGGATCGATGACAATACCTTCTATGCCACCCGCACATGCTTTTTGTGCAAGTTCCCTGTAATAAACCTCAAGGCAGTCAATAGTAGAATCTCGTTCATCTAATTTGCGTAACAATTTTCTATTCTCGCGCTCAAGTTTGGCAATACGAATTTCTTGATCATAAAATCTCTTTTCTTGATCTAAGAATTTTTTATCATATAGCGCAATGATGTTCTCTAATCGACTGATACGTGTTAGTTGTTTGTCCAGAGCGTCTTCATATTTATCCGCTGTTTCTGCTGCGGTTTTATCGTTTTCGGCTTCTAGTTTATCTACTTCAGCCTGTAATTTCTTTTTATCGGATCTAGAAAAGAATGTCTTCCAAAGCATTACCAAGATGCCGATGAGCGCTATGATATCAGTAATGCTAGGAGTTGTCATATGGCCTCCGCTTGCCTTTCAATTTTTTAATATAAGATTTGATCACATCTGGTAAATAAACGGGCTGAAAGTTTGAAATCGATTCAATTAGAATAAGCATAATGAGCATTGCCGTAGCTGGTCTAATCCAGGTACTTGTAAAAGCATATTCGTGATTATACAGGGGCACAAATTTCAGAATGACGTAGACAACAGCCCAATAAAAACCTAGAAATGCATAAGCACACTTGATCCAATTATCTAATTTTCCACGATTGCGTATGGCATGAATTAAATTAGTGACACCTACAATAAACCCTCCCAAGATATTGACATATAGCAATATCTGTGCAACAATATTTAATATGGTCATAGGCGTAATTCTCCTTTCGAAATAGTGGAGGGGCATTTGAAGCCCCTCCAAACACCTATCGCGAAAAAAGGTTAAGCAGTCGCTACGATATCAACGGTATCGTGTAGCAAGCCTGCATCTGCGTCCACATAAGAAGCGGTGACAGTAGCAAGCCATCCGGCTGCAACCGCTGACCCAGCAGTTACGGCTCCGGTATGCAAACCCACATTATAGTTGGCTACAAGGGTAGTTGAACCACTGGTAACGATAAATGAAGCGCTTGTGGTTACATTCACATTGGAAAACAGCCCGCCGCGAATACCCCATAAAGTAATTTGTTTAGTCTTTGGTAATCCCGCAGCCACAGAGAATGACAGCGTAGCGGGGCTGGCTGCTAGAGATAAAACCCCAGGAGTTGCATCGGCGGCAGCAACCCAAGTAACCTTGGCATAATATTCGCCGGTGGCGCAATCGCTTGAAGCCACAGCCAAGGCACTACCTTCGAGCGCCTGGTTGCTTACACCGTTGGCAGCAAACGAAAGTGTGTAGTTGCCAGTTACCTGGAAACTCGGAATATTAATTTGAACGTAATTCTGAATCACACCGGTGTTATCGCGTTCTTCGGCGATAAGTGTCAAATCGACTACTGAAGGCGGTTTGATGGTTTCAAATGTGATTTGATCAGCAGTAACGGTGTAATCATAAATAGCTGTCACTCTGGCATCGGCTCCACCACTAGTTGTAATTACCTTGGCGGTAGGTGTAACGACTTCAATCAAGCCATTGGGGAGCACAACGCTGACATCACCAAGAGGAGTATCTACTAGGGTTCCGCTACCACTTGCAGACAGCACGAGACAGTCTGTTTTTACCGCAGTAATAGAACTGTTCAAAACACTTGTGCCTGCATTAAGAGCAAGAATGGTTTTATTAAATGTTGCCTCGGTAATTTTTACTTCAACTTTTCTATCATGAATATAACTATAAAGCAGGGGGTTGTTTCTGCCACCACGCACCTCCGTTGCTTGTGTGGTAATGGTTAAAGCACTATCGATGTTGGCGATACCATAAGCAAGGGCTTCACCAGTAGCGGAATCCCTGATTATTGCGTCGGCAACAGTCACCAAAAAATTTTGACTCATAAGTTATTTTTCTCCTTTTTATGAAATAAGATGTGCCCAAATTTTTCCGTCTCGAATTCGGTAAATGGTACTACTATTTACTCCGAATTTTTCAGCAATTTCAGTACCAAGAAAATTTTGAGCTAGTAAAATACGTATTTGAATTACTTCTTTTTCGGTTAATCTTGCATTGAAATTTTTCTCCCCAAGTATTCTTTCTTTTCGAAATTGCATATCTTCATCAGAAAAATTAGGATGTTTTCCTTTTTTTGATTCTGAAATATGTTGAATATGTTCTGCGGTTCGAAAACTCATTGTAAAAGGTCTGCGATGACCTTTTGTGGCTCTCATATGTTCTTTTGCTTCTTCTGAGTGTTTATAACCAGATCTTGACAAAGACATTTTTAGTTTGGTTTCTTCGGATCTCCTTGTTCCAACATTGGTATTAGCCTCCAACCGCATGTTATAGCCAAAAGCTCCATCATTTGCTTTATAAAAAGAAATATAATTTTCTTCTAATAAAAACAAATACTCTTGGTCTTTTTCCGCATAACATAATATTTCAAATACAAAATTATTAATGCCATATTTATCAAAAGATCTTTGTAAGTGTGAATTGAAGTGACAATTGCGCCTAAGCGAAGAAAAATGTTGACTTTTCCTAGCTTTCAAATCAATCGAACTTCCTATATATCTTTTCCCATCTACAAGATTCCTAACCTGGTATATTCCGCAGTTTAATCCTTTCGTCACATTTTCCTTTCCATCGCAATAAATTTATCTTCCAAGAATATCTTTATTCTTATCCATAAATTTATTCGAATCTATCAATATGTCTTCATATCTTCCGGTTTTACTACGGTGGTAGAGATAATGTCGCAATTCTCCACCCTGCATTTTTATTTCGCCAGTGGCTAAAAGCGGTTGATATAAGTCAAATTGTTTTAACGTCGTCATCCTATCAAATATATTTTGTAATTGAAATATTGTATATTCCCCTATTTCTCCTGGGTTTTTTCGCATCAAAACAGCTAGAGTAAAAATCTGATCATCAAATGTTATATCGCTACTTCCGTGCGAACGCAATAACTTTTCCTCTAATTCGGGATGATATTGATTTACGTATTCAATGCTGCTGCCGTTTTGTTCCAAGATAATTTCTCGCAGTTCTTCAAATTCCCATTCGGTTATTTCAACACCATCTATTACGATTCCAACCTGAGTATTTTCTGGCGTTGGTTTTTCCTTGGGATTGAGAAACGTCGTTTCTATTTTTACCGCCTCTTTCCTGGTCGCATATTTAAAAAATGACTCCATTTTTTTTATTGCGGCGTCTCTGTTTTCAGATATGGCGATAATAAACCTGAGATAACTCATTTTAATAACGTCTTTATCTGCAACATAGTTTTTCGGATAGGCGAACAGAGAATAAAAAGAATTCAAATACTGCATATCTTTTATTTTGATGGGATGAAATTCTAAGCCTTTGTAAACTTGAGGAAGTCCGAAGACGTCGTTGCTGGCAATATACGATTGCCGAAGTTCTTCATTCATATTTTATCACATCCTCGCTATCCCAGCGCATTACTGCACATAACCATAGACATGCCTTTATAGGGAATACTCCCTATTACACCGACTCTGCATCTTGACGACGCCCTGGCGTTAAAATATAGTCTACCCACACCTTCGATATCGGCACCATTTAGCACTTCAATCAGACGTTGTATAATGCTGACATTCCTTGTGGCATAATTGGTCATAGTGGAAAGACTGTAATGGCTATAAACTTCGAAAGCAATGGCGGAATTACCATAGATATGATTTGTAGGAACAACCTCAGCAGGACTTATTCTCAGCATTGTAGCAGCAGTTGTCCAACTCTGGTCTTGCCCCACATCAAAGAACACCCTGTGATCAATTTGATTGCCCTCACCATTCCATATCAGCGCACCTTTTTCGGCTTTGCTGAGATCTGCACGTACTGAGGAATTCCAAGCATCGGCAGTTGTATATTTGAGTAGCCTCCATATAAATTCATCGTTATCCATAAGATATGAGCAGATGTTATAACTCATTTGAGAGAGTAGGCTGAATTTATTGTAAGCCCATTGATTACTATCTAAATTAGGATCGACATTAGGCATAGTTTACCACGCTCCCATCAAATTTATTGAAATTTGTTTTACAAAACTGCCGCTTGTGGCATTGATAAGCAGCGGATGATCCAAATATTTATTGACATTATTTATTGTAAATGTATTATCTCCTATAGCGGTCATTGCATAATTTACTACTGGTACATTCGTATTTGCAAGCGGGAATGTGAATACATTGGCTTGTTGTATGCCGTTAGTATATACGTAGGCAGTAAAGGCTAGGGATTCAT